GTTTAACGACTGGCATTTCGTAGGCTATTGGATACGTCCCGGCATCTGGGAGATGATCCAAATTAGATTTCTTGTCGGGCGCGCCGTTTGCGTCATAGGCTAATTGTTCTAGGCAGCGCGAGTATTCCGGGCATAGCAATTCATTGACCTTTACTAGCCCTTTATCAAACGCCTGATTAGCCGCGATTACCCGGTCTTTAACCAGCGGATTGCTACGATAGGCATATACTGCAAACCCGGCTGACTGTAATAGGCTTATGTCTGATATCGAAGCATCAACGGTTTTTCGTGCGCCACCTGATGCGTCCGGGTATATTCTTATTGCGTGTTCGGGGTATCGCTGTTTAATTGTGGCGATCATGTCGGGCGTGTCATATATGCCGACCAACTCATCGACCGCATGCCAAACCGCACCACGCACCACATAACAAACCGCGCTCATATTTGTTACGTTAAAATCAAGGCCAATTCTTATTTGCTCTTTGTGCTGGATAGTCTCCCGACTAGCACAACCCTTGCGCTCGTATGATCGGAATACCGTACCCGAAAACAGATTAACGAATTGCCCGTTCAAATAGGCTGCTCTTAATTCGGGGTTGTAAGTATCCGCGAGAGATTCAATGTAATCAGGCGGCAGGTTTGCTTCATTGTCGTAGGTGCTGGCTTGCACCATTCCGTAACGCTCCGTCTTATTCAAAACGAAACGGTTGTACATAAACTTATAGCCTTCCGGCGTACTTGTGACCGATACCCGATTCGATGCATCCTGATACCGCATTCGCGCAATAATCTTATTCCAAGCGCGATCGGCTTTATCGGTTGGCATGAGATCGACTTCATCTACCAAAGCAGAACCAATTTTAAAGCCTACGATTGATTCCGGTAATTGCATGGATCGGCAAATGGTTGTGCCGCGATACTTTCGGCCCTCAAAGAAATGCACCTCTTTATTGCCTTCCCTTATCTCAACCGATAGACCTAGCGAAAATGCGACCTCTTGGATGGTCGGGTAATAGATATCTCTGATCTGCGGGATGGTCGGCGCAAAGTAACCTTGATTAACGCCGGGAAACTTCCAAAAGTCTAGGCATTGAGCGATGCACCCGATATACGTCTTACCGCCACCGAAGCCACTCACGAAAGCCCGATATCTATTAGTCAACGCCAGAAAAGCAGCTTGCGGCTTATTAACTGATATTTGCATTACTCTGCTGAAACTGTCGCGTCAATCACTGCAATAGATATTGATTCCGGCGTACTGACTTCCACGTTCTGGTTTTGTGTTTCAGCCCAGCCGAATCGGTTGCTAAAGTACAGCTTTACCAGCGGCCCGTTAACGTCCCGGCTGGTCATCATCTCGGTAAATTTGTATTCCCAATGTGCTTCCGAAGCCTCTCTCGCGCGCGTTAACGTGTCCGAGAACCCTTTATTATCATCAGCCCATTTATAAATTGTTGACCTTGCAACATTAAGCTTTCGCGCCACTTGCACAATGCTCAAACCATCATCCATGTAATCGAATACAAGCTGATCAATTTCAGGTCTATATTTTGTTGGCCTACCTCCGAGATCAGTCATATTTTTGCCTAAATTAGTTGCGAAATAAGTGCTTTATTTGTGTTATTTGTTAGTACTTAAAACGTACTTATGGTATGATAAACGTACATTAACAAAGGGGCTACAAAATGAAAGATTTAATAGGGTTTTATGCTAGTTGTTTGTTCTTAGCCATGGCATCGGCAATGGTTTTAACAACTCCGGGCCAGATGATGATTATTCAATTCCTCGAAAATATACGGCTTTAGGAGTCCATCATGTATTACAGAGATGAAGACCCAGCGAAAGACCTCGAATATATAACTCATTTTAATCTCAACCATCTCATGGCTGTACATGATTCAGAGCCGTGTGATGACTGGGATTCACATTTAGCGCATCTTTCTGAGCGCGATGCATTAGAACAATCCCGCCGACATTCTGACAATCTCCCGCCATATTCAGAGTTAGAACTGAAAGCTGTGCAGCGTGAAGCCGCAGAGCGTTTGGCTCAATCTAATGAGATACAGGCAATCGTTGGCCGCTACGAGAAATTATGGGGTACAAAATGATCGACTATCTAATATTTTTTATTGAGTTTATGACTTTAACCAGCTTATTTATTTTATTAATAGGCTTGTTATTCAATGCCACTTTAGCGCTGGAAGCGACAACCACAAAATGGGGCCATCGTTTAGCGGTTGCAACCATATTTCTTAACTCGCTAATTTTATTAGCGGCATGCTATAGCGCACTATGGTTATTTTATAACCTTAGTCCATTTTAAGGGATTACAAGTTATGAGCAATATTACCTACCATTCTTTGAGCGATTACGTTGGCGGCTCATGTATTACCAAAACATTCGACCTCGATGGCGTTACTTATGCTGATCATTTAACAGCGATCAGCGACTGGCTAGAATCTATTACCGCTCGGCTCAATGACGGCGAATTACGCGAGGAATGGATTGTTTGCGATTACGATAATATACCTTCGGAATTTGTGGACGAATACTCAATAGATAAATCCTTTTTCGATCTGATGATATCTATCGACGATTCTTATTTAGATGCAGACGTATTTTATGCAGGTGTTGCTTTAGGCTTTGATTTAGATCAAATCGAAGATCATTATTATGGCTATTTTGCGTCTAATCGCGAACTAGGCGAACACCTCGCGGAAGGATGTCTCAATATACCCGAAAACATTGAGCGCTATTTTAACTATGACGCATTTGGGCGGGATTGTTCCTATGACTTTTCAGACTATGACGGCCATTATTTTAATTAAAGGGGTGACAGAATGTTTAATATTCAGGAATGTAAAAACTGTAAATACTTGCGCGACAGTAACGGAGCAATTTACCCGCTGCGAGATGCAAAAATCTTAGATAAGCCAGCACCAAAAATCACAAGCTATGACATCTTAACGGTCGCGGGGCCACCATTTGCCGCCGTGATTATTGTAGCTTTTATCTACCGTCTATTATTCACCACCTTTGGGGGTTACTAATGCTTGTAATAACTGATGATTTATACAGAGATAGCGAATTTTTTAAATGGCTAGAAAAACGCCCCGCTAATGTTTATTGCGATTACAACCCACATTATGTAGACATGGGCGGCACTAGGGTAACAATTACATTCTCAATTGATGACGAGGTTACAGAATGAGCATTAAAGACGAAATTATCGACTTTTATTTAGATTATGTTAACGACTATTTAAGCGTTGATTTAATTGCCGAACATAACGAAATTTCCACGCAGCATGCCAACCAGCTTATAGAAATAGGGCGCGAAATGCATAAAGTGCGCGTAAAGCTAAACCGCGAACTTGATAATTTCGGATTTAGTGATTGTTTCGGGTCATTACCACCGTTTCCCAGCATAAGGAAAAGTCAATGATATATCACTGCGAAAATTGCTGTAATTGGTTCGATGACGATTGGCACCCGGTTCTATATTTATTAATTGAGTCAAAAGAGTGCGAAATCTGCGAAGACTGCGCGATTAAGGCTGAAGACGAACCAATATAACCAGCAACCAACCTTTTTAGCCCCTTAATTGGGGCTTTTTGGGTGAAAATCTATTAACATTCGCCAATAAGGGGCAAATTATGACTGATAAAGAAATGTTTAACCTAGTAACAAGCCTAACAGACCAAGTAAGCCAAGAAAGACGGCTAGAAATAGCGACACTCTTAATTGCTGGCACTCTTAACCCAGATCACGCGGAACAAACAGCGGGGTTTATGGCTGGGCATGCTGATTTGATAAGGGACGCTAACAAGGGGTCTATTCAATGAATAAAACCGAATTAAAAACTGAATGGAATGACGATTTAGACGGCTGCGTAATCACTTTTGCAAGCGGCGATGTTGCTCACACTCAGATGAACACGCAAGACGATAAGCTTCACGCCAATTACGGCTATCGATATTTAGCGCGGTATACGGAATATGATTCAAATCTAACTGAAAAACAGTCTGGTTTAGTTGACGAGTTTGTTTGCAAAACTAACCGCAATTTAAACGAAACTCAATCGGAGGCTGACCTGTGAATAAAATAGCTAATTACGTTAACAGCCTAGTTGACGGAAACGCATTAAACGCCAGACTTACCGAAAAACAAAAGACTATAAAAAAGGTACAGGCAGCACTGTCTGATGGTATTTTCGACAAATATGCATCGTACAGCTTCATCTTTGAATTAGTGGATAAGCGCAAAATTTCCATGCATGAAGTGCGCGAGATTGCCGAAGCTAACGGAATACCTTCTAGCGTTGTAAAAATGCGCCGAAGGTATTTAAATCAACTAAATAAGGCCGCCAACCAATGAAACCGCCAAAAACAGATTTTCAGGCGATGGTTATGGCGCTAGAACTATCCGTGAGCGCCCCAACTGATGAGCAATCAGAGCAATGCATATTGATGGCTGAGACATTCGCCGTAAACTTTTCAGAGATAGAAATCGCAAGAGCTAAAAAGGTCGCACTAGCAAACTTGCAGCCAAACCCATAACGGCGCTATTAATGCGCCTCTTTACTGGCTAACATGCCGGAATTTCGCACAACTACCAAAAAGGTTAAGCATGCAAAACGAATTTATAAGAATGGCCCGGTTCAAACTGGGAGATATAAGCCAGCAACAACTAGCAGACCAACTAGGCTGCACCAAGCAAACCATACACTTTGCAGAATCCGGGAAACGTCCCGCTAAACTTATGCTGTTACTTGCAATCGAATGCCTACTACGCCGGGCTGATTTGCTCCCGGTAAAATGACAATAATGGGCCTTTTTTGGCCCCCACCCCGATCTATTAAAGCACCCCGATCTATTAAAGCACCCCGATCTAGTGGCAAATTAGGCCATTTTGGGCCGTTTTTCATGCCCACCCCGGTCTATTAAAGCACCCCGATCTAGTGGCAAATTCTACTATTTTTGGGGTTGACCCCGGTCTAGTGGCAACTTTTGCCCACCCCGGTCTAGTGGCAATTACTTGCGTTTGATCAATTCTTGTACAGTTTTAGTCTCAAATATGCGAATACCCAACCATACAATCGTGAAAAGACTCGCGGTTGGCGGCAACCAAGCAGCTAAAGCAAGCATGCCAGTGCTAGCAGCAGCAACATCGATACCGTCTTTGTAACCAACGTCCATTGATTTAATCCTTAGTGTCAAAAAGCTCGGCCTCGGCCTTACGTCTGCGCGTCAAGCCAGCAAGAACCTTACCGCTAGCCTTATCCCAACGCAAAATTTGCTCTGCAACATTGTCATAATCACCTGCGTTTAATACTTTGAGAAGAGTGCTGGATTTTAAACTGCCGCAGCCAAGGTTAAACGTCCAAGAAATGATTGCATCAAACTGATTTTGGTTAACTTCAACATTAATTAACCGCTTAACCTGATGCTCAAACGACTCAATGTCTTTAACTAATAGATTATCGGCCTGTTCCTGAGTGATTTGCTCACCTTCAACGACATGGCGTGTATGACCATAGCCCCAAGTTAAAACATCACCAGAACATCGGTACGCTTTAAGCTCACAACCTTCAAAATCTTTAATAAGATTGATTCCAACGCTTGATGTTTTCATTATCTTGCCTATATTTAAGTTCGCCAGCCCCACGGCTATAAGGGATTTCAGGCCGCTTCAATCGGGCCGGGCAGGTCGCTCTTATAAAAAAGAGCCGCCTATAAAGCAAAAAAAAACCGCTAGAGAAGCGGTAAATATGCAAGGTTTAAGAATGTGAGATGGATGCTAGTATAGAGATTTAAGCACTATTTTGATTGATGAGCAACACATAGCGTGTTAATTTAACGTAAACCAGTGAAAATAACAGAATTAATCTTATCATCTCGCTCTAAATACTTGCTTTGTAAGATTGAAAGGCGCTTTTTCCACACTTTTCTAGCTTGAAACAGTGTCACACCCAATATTTTTGCTAGATGGCGCTCAGTAACTGTTTTACTGCCCAATCCTTTGCAGCTTTCACAAACCACGATGCTTGCAAGAAGCTTTATCTCGCCCACTCCTTTGCATTTGTTGCATTTGTTAGGGTTTATCGCTGAATTTAAGGCGGTTAAAGCAAGGACTGCAATAGTTCTGTTAGTTTCTCCATCAGACAGCTTAAAACCGTTATTAATCGCCTCTATGACTGCTAACGCATTTAACTCTTTGCGTGAGTTGTTATCTAAAGCATATTTACTCAAGCTATACAGATATGTTATTCGATCTAGCTTAACCAGACAGGCAGCGACATCCACCGATGTTATTGCTGATGTGCCACTGCCGCGCACTGAATCCATTGGAGGCGCACCGGGCGCAAGCATCGCCATTAGCTCACTCATTTGCACCGCCGTATCCATTAGGCGCTAACTGATCGAGCAAAGCATCTAAAAACTGTTGAATCCGCTCAATGTCGGAAACAGTGTAATCAGGCTCAAATGTTAGCTTAATCGTGCGAGTGTACATACCAACTTTAAATTGTTCTGTCATCGTTAATTCCAGCTAGTCGGTGAGTGATGTTCGTTTGCCATCATTTGTTTGTGTTCAGACCTGTAATGTTTAGCTATTTCAGCCCTTAACTTTTTATTTGTCGGCATTAATATTTGCCATTTCTCACGCAAAATATCCATGTGACCTTGCCCTAAATGTGCCGTTACCCAACGAGTAAACTCAAAAGGGTTAGCGGTAAAATATTTATGATCGTAATGGCACAAACAGACGGCGTTATCCATTGACCATCTCACACTTTTGGCTCGTCTACCGAAAATGTGCGCGCACTCAGTACGACCAGTGGCCCCGCATCTCTCGCAAGTCGATTGCTTATTTAACCTGACAACATTACTAAACCATTTATCGGCTTCATCACGCTTAATTGCCATCACTGCCACCTAGAATGTTTTTGCAGCCCTTTACAAATCGGGCAAGTTAGCTCAACTACACCGGGCTTAATCACATAGACGCATCGACAAGTGCGCTTAAAGCGATCCTTAACAGTCTTCTTTATTTCATTGTATTTCGACATAGCAAATACCTTTATGCGTACCCACAAATAATAGATATGAAAGCTAATTATTTTTAAGATCATAAACTTATGCTCAACCACTTTTGAGACAATACTTCATCGTGATTTTCTAACCTTGATGCAGTTCTTGCTTTCTCTCTCGCTTCTTTTGAATATCCAGCATTCTTGTTATTTTCTTGTGAAAGGGCGATATAATCAGCTACTGAAAGCAAATGGTGCGGTAGACAAAATGGCTGCTTATCAAGCCGACTTTTTATCGTTGATAGTTTCACGCCGGGTGGGGCATTCTGCACTGTGTATTCCGCATAGTTTCGATAAGTGTAGATTTCACCTTCTACAAAAAATTCATGCTCACCTTTGAAAACTACTTGCCTTGCTTTATTGATAGCTTCTTCTTGATAATTCCTCATAGTTCAACACCTTGCAATCTTGGGTCAGTCAGATCGTAATGCTTACCCATAACAGCTTTAAAATGATTCATGTACTGGCTCATTTCTGCATTAGTCATTAGGCTTGTCACCGGGAGCAGTGCCATCAATTCGATCTGCTCCTCATAAGTCGGAAACCCTTGAGTAAGTTTTAACCAGCTTGCATTAAAACTTTCATGCTTTCGCATGATCGGAACACCCCATTTTAGTTTCGCGATTGCCTTAATTCCTGACTCAGTGTGTTCTGAGCCTTGCTTTGCACAATCACCATACCAACGATGTGAAAGCGCGCTGATCGCTTCAGAACGCTTCTGTTTCTTATCCGTTATCCGAATCAAAATCGGCTGGGCGCTGCTGCTCTGAATCAGTTTCATTCGCTCAAGAAGCTGATCACGCTGGTAATCATTTGTGATCGTCACGGGATAACTTAGTAGACCTAATTCGCTCATTCTGCCCAACTCCTGTCTTCCAGTTGATGCTGGATTGATTGCTGTCTCATACTGTCCGGGTTAATCGTTCTAGCAGGAACAGCCGGGTTTTTCCTATTCCTGTTCGCAATCCAAGCAGGCTTGCAACTGCGCCATCCTGCATCAATCGTTTCCGTAATGACCCAACCCGGATCAACAGACAATTGATCAACGCACGTTTGCACCACACTTAAAAAGCGATCAAAGGTCGATTGGGATAGCGGAAATTTAAGCGATATTCTGTGATCTATAAATTCACGATAAAGATCAATCAGCGGATCATCATCTTTAAGCGTGATTTTCTTATAAATGGTTTGTTGAATGGTTTGTTCTAATGGTTTGTTTAATGCAGTGGGTATTAAACACCTCGAAAGAGGAGGTGAATCTTGCCTCGAAAGGGGAGGGGATTCTGCCTCAACCCCTGATACACTTTTTAGCGTTTTTGCATTAAAGGTGGAATCCACCTCCAATGATTGTCCTGTAGTATCTTCTGACGTATTAAGCCGTTCAGGAAAACAAAGCGTATAAGTGATATGACCTGAAAAGCCTTTCTTAAACTTCGTAAGCCAGCCTTTTTTACTCAGTGAAGTCGTTCTCTTGCCGATAGACGCTAAGTCTTTTATGTTTGCTCTTTCGCCTAGTTTTGCCCTAGAAGGCCAGACGTTTTCTGAGACTTTCCCCCGAAAAGAGAATAGAGCAAGCAACACTCTTCTCTCCTGATCCGTCAATTCCGGGTCAGTTAAAGCCTCAAGGGGCGCTACGAGCAGCTTGCTCACTGCCAGTCACCCGCAAAAAAGGACGCAAAGGACAATTCACCGCGCGATAAATTGATAAGTTTCGGAATGTCTTTGGGTCTGGGTCTACGCTCACCTCTACGATATGCTGCCGCAGAGCGCTCCGTGATCGCCAAATTCTGAGAAGCGGCTGAGTCGCCGTATTTTAAAATATATTGCTCAAGGGTAAAATTTGTCATTTGCAAACTGTACACGGAGCGTGTTGCCTATGCAACATTAAATTTATATTTCACTAAATGAATAGAAAACAAACACTCTTGACTGTAACCCACGCTTTGTGTATCCTGCAAAATATGCAAGCTGGTCGAGATTAGTGGGTATGAAAGAAAAGACAGGGTTAAGGCTAAGAGCGGCACGAGATGCGAAAGGTTATTCTTTGGCGGCACTGTCGCGAGCAATCAACAACGACCTAATACCCTCGCGCATATCCAACTACGAGCAAGGCACCCGGCAAATGTCTGTAGCCGCTGCTATTTCGCTAGGGAAAGCCCTCGATGTCCAGCCAGCTCACCTGCTAGGGCTTGATGAAGAGATTAATGCGACTCAAAATCTAGTCGGAAAACATCAAAAGGATTTATTTGTGCTATTAACCCAAGTCTGTGGGAAAGGGGATTTTGAAGTACAGAAGGTATGCCGTCTGCTGACGGCCTATTTAGCTGATAGCTAATCTGCCCTAGAAGCTCAGTAGCACCCTCTTCTCCAATCTCTTCAACAAACTTGTACAGAATCGCTCTTTGCGCTTGTAAATCGTCCATCTTCTTCGTTCCTTATCTATTCATTTCTCATATTTATATTCGATATTAAATAGACTAGCACACACTCCGTGATGCTATCAACACGTTTTCACCTATCGTTTTGACATTAATTCATTTTATTGCGCCTAAAATAAACACATAACGTGCTTGCTTTCCGTTCACTTAACGTGTAACTTGAAGATTAGCAACACGAAAATGACCTATAAAGAGGTGTAAAAATGTATAAAGACAATCCAGATCGAGTCAACCCGCCTGAATTTATTGAGTTTGATGGTGACATCATAAGCCAAGGGCAAATCATGGAAATATTGGCAGACCCAGTAATTTTGTGGGAGGCACTAGGGCCAGATGGGATTGCCGACCCCTATCCGAATGGCCGTGGCTTTTATCAACAGCGCCAAAACGCGATTCACAATGATCGGGTTGAGGAGGCCATTATTTTGGCTATCGCATCTAAAAACTTTCAAGAGCTTGGCGAAATTTTCTACGACCAAGCAATCACTTATGCTCAAAAAATGTTTGAGCGCAGAGCGTAGAGGTATTGATATGAATATCCACCAGCAATTTGATCACGTTTTTTCAGACGAGCAGCCTTACGTCACGAATCTGACGGCTTACTTTCAAGGTGAAAGGGATGCCATAAATGGTGAAGTCCATCAGCGCGGCAAGCACCCAGATTACGACCGGGGTTACGGCGCTCGATATGAGCTAGAGCAAGTTTTAACTGCGAGGACTTCATTGTGAAAACATCTGAATCTATTAAAGAGTTTGCAACTGCCTTTGGTCTAGCCCAAGCAGAAATGAGTGGAGTAGTTAAAAACAAACAAAACGGTGGGTTTAAAGGCGCTGATGGAAAAGCGTCATTGTACGCTGATCTTGCCGCTGTTATTGAAGTCGTTAAACAACCTTTTTGCAATCACGGTCTGTGCTTTATGCAATTTCCAATCAGCAATACAGACGGTATGGGGGTAGTGACTAGAATAATGCATAACTCTGGAGAGTGGGTTGAAGGCGAATTTACAATGCCGTTAGGCAAAGTTACCGTTCATGGATCGGGTTCAAATTTTTCCTACGCTCGTAGGTATGCCCTGTCAGCCGCCTGTGGAATTCCTCAGACAGATGATGATGGCAATGCCGCATCTTTGGCAGTAGAACCGTCTGTATATGTTGATGATATACAGCTTAAAACATTGACTGACTTGTTAGAGAAGAAAGGCACAGATGTTAAAAAGTTTTGTGAACACTTTGGAATTACATCTACCAATAAACTTCCAGCAGGTCAATTTGACAGAGCAATGTCTGCATTAAACAAAAAGGTTGCAGCGTGATCATCTCACCGCACGAACAAGGCACTGAAGGATGGCTTGCCGCTCGATTGTCTAAGCCTAGCGCTTCTTGCTTCTCTAAGCTGATCACAATGACTGGTAAGCCGTCTGCGTCTGCCGATGGATATATTAACCAGCTTCTGGGGGAACGTCTTACAGGTAAGTCTGAGCCGCACTATCAGAATGAACACATGATAAGAGGCAACGAACTTGAGCCAGAAGCGAGGGCCGATTACGAATTCATCAGCGGAAACAAAGTAGATCAGTACGGTTTTATTCTTGATGATACCGAAAGTTATGGCTGTAGCCCGGATGGTCTTATCGGTGAAGATGGTGGTTTAGAAATCAAATGTCCTGCTCAAACTACCCAAGCTGGGTACTGGCGTGATCATCAATCTGGAGTAAAGAAATACTACCAACAGATTCAGGGATGCATGTGGGTAACAGGCAGAAAATGGTGGGACTTTTTTTCATTTCATCCTCGTATGCCTCACGTTCTAGTTCGCGTTAAACGCGATGACGAATACATCGAAAAACTATCTCAGCAAGTTTTGCTTGCTGTATCAACTATTGAAAAAGAAATAGGGAAACGTAAATGAGTATTACAGTGACGGGAAAATTAAACAAAACAGCTAATCAGTTCGTAGCTGGCGAAGGCAGAGGGTTTGGTGTTCGATTAGGCGTTCAATTTTACAATCGTGAAACACAACAAAAAGATTGGACAAATTATGAAGCCGCAGTTTTTGCCAACATTGGTAAGCAATCTGAGTTTTACGAGTCTGTTTTAGTTGAAGGCTCTATTATTGAGATTAGCGGATCAGGTTGTCAGATAAAAACGTGGGAAAGTAATAATGGGGCTGTCCACAGCATTTCTATACTTGACGCAAAGATTGGTTTTGTTTTTACCAATGAGCAAAGCGCGCCGAAACCTAACGGAAAATCACCTCAATCTATTCCTGCTCCTGCCGCTGATGAGCCTCCTTTTGACGATGACATTCCATTCTGAATAACCCGGTAAGGATATCGCTATGGAACAAATTCTTATAGATTTATTTTTAACCGCATTTGTATTAGCAATTACCATTGATATGTTTCAAATACTGAGGACGAAAAGATGACACAAGCAGAGAGAATTCTTGAACATTTGCAATCAGGGAAAGTGCTTAACAGGCTTAACAGTTGGTCTGACTTGGGGATATTAGAAGCCCCGGCAAGGGTTAGCGAATTACGAGCAATGGGGCATCCTATTAAGACTAAGCGCAGACAAGTTACGAATCGCTATGGAAACAAGGTAAGTATTGCAGAATGGTTTTATGCGAGCTAAAAAGTGAAAGGATGAATACAACGCCTGTAGAAAAGGGTGATGTATGAATTTAAAGGAGCTGTTGAACAATGTTAAAATATGTCACCATAAAAAAGTTCTCTGAATTTTCTGGCTATACTGATGATGCCGTTAGAACAAAAATTCGAGACAATGTGTTTCGGGAGGGGCTTGAATGGCATAAAGCGCCAGATGGCCGTAGCCTGATTGACCTTGAGGGATATGAATCATGGGTAGAGCGACAAAGTATAAAAACGTCTACATTGCTAGCAAAAGCAGTATCGAGATCAGGTTCACCTATCCCACGAAGTCCGATAGGCGCAAGGAGCGGATACAACTCCAGCCCACTCCCTATAACTTAAAAAAGACGTTTCATTTTCTTGTTAATGTCATTGATGCTATCGAGAAAGGAACCTTTGACTATAGTGTTAGCTTCCCTAATTCACCTAGAGCGCAGTTATTTAAAAATAACAATATTTTAGGTAACTGGCTTGAAGGATGGCGCACAAACCTTCCCCATCTAAAAGCATCCACACGCAATGACTATCGAAAAGTCATTACTGGGCAGATAAACAACGGGCCGTTTGGCCAGATTGCTTTTTCTAATTTGCGCTGGGAAGAAATAAAAGATTGGGCAATGTCAAAAGACGTTTCTATCAAGACCAGAAATAATTATATGAGTGTGCTTAGAACGGCCTTAGATGATGCTGTGGAGGACGGCCAGATAGCTTTTAACCCAATGATAGGGCGCAAACTAAAGCAAAGAAGTGTCCGTGTAAAGCTTGACCGAATAGACCCGTTTACATGGGAAGAAAGAGCCGCAATATTAAGGGCTGCGGAAGGTCAATTTGAGCATATGGTAAATTTTGGATTATGGACAGGCATGAGGCCAAGCGAAATTATTTCTTTAACTTGGCAAAAGGTGGATTGGATTAACAAGACAATTCGCGTTGATCAGGTGATGACTCAGTATTCAACAGAAGAGGAAGAACCAAAAACCTCTAGGTCAATTAGAGATGTTGAATTGCATGGCCCTGCTTTAGAGTCGCTGTTAGCCATGAAGAAATACACGTTTTTAGAAGACAGTTTTATTTTTCGCAACCCTTATAACGGCAAACAATGGAAAGGTGATAACCCTATACGCAAAAAATGGACAACAGTACTTAAAAAGGCGGGTGTCAGATACCGCTATCCGTATCAGATGCGGCACACCTATGCGAGTACGGCATTACAGGAAGGTGAAGACTTGGGTTACATCTCAGATCAGCTTGGTCATATCGACAAATCTTTTACTTTAAGAACCTATACACGATTCATTAAAGGCAATAATAGCGACAGAGGAAAGAAGCTAGAAGACGCATTTAAAAATGTGGCCAAAAATGTGGCCAAAGTCACCCTAAATAACCCCAGATAACCCCAAATGTGGCCAAACTAAAAATATAAGCCATTGATTTTATTATATATTTTGGTCGGGACGGCAGGATTTGAACCTGCGTGACGTATATATAAATCAATGACTTATGGCTTATGTGGCCAAAATGTGGCCTAAAAATGAACATAACTACCAATAAACCACCCCGGTCTAGTGGCAAGCTACCCCGGTCTAGTGGCAACCCCGGTCTATTAAACTATTTTGGTTTATTCGGGGTGTCTATTTTGACGCTTAAACCAATCCGAGGAGGATATTATGGGGCAAAAAAGAAACATGCCGTCAAAAGTTAAAATATTAAATTATTGGAAGGATAGGATTGATGAAGCTGTAGATATAAACCATTGTTTTGCGTGTTCTTCTTTAGATTCTCGCCTTCTTGATAGAGCGCACATATTAGCAAAGCAACTTGGTGGTGAAGACAGTGTCGAAAACCTACATATACTTTGCAAGCACTGTCATATATCTAGTGAGACTTTAAGCGGTGAGCAATATTGGCATTGGTTTAACGCTACTTCTGGAAGTTGGTTTGAGATTACCCTAGCTAGATGTGTGCCAGTAATAATGGCTCTATCGGGAATTTCATCACCAGACGAAGTACGAAAACATTTGATTAATCAAGATGCAACTAAGTTTGCTAGCTTGTTCGCACGTTTAGGCAAGGAGTAATCACCTATATGTAAGTACCCCGGTCTAGTGGCAAATTCGATCTGCACGAAATTACTTAGAAATAGTTACTTTGGTGCAGGTTTCTTTATCTTAGGCTTTTTCTTTGATTTTGGGTATTGTTTAGCTGACATACGACCACCTCGATCTATTCATTTGATTGCGCCAAAAAGCGATAATGCTGTGTACAGGGCTAAAGGCAATATTACTAAGCCGCCTGTACCCCATAGTAAGACCGACCAGAAAAGTGCTATGTTGGCTGC